ATGGCTCGTGGTTGTAAGATGGGTAGAAAGAAACCTACTAAGTTATACTAATGTCAGAGAAAAAAAGTAAATCTACAAGAGAAAAAATGCTGGACTATCTTAAACAAGATACGCCTTTAACTGACAAATTACCTTTTAGAGGATTATCTCCGTTGACTAGAGCCAGAGATATTATTAAAAGAGATAAACCAAGTAAGAAATCAAAAGGAGGACTAATCAAAGGTTTTCCGAAGCTTGCAAAAAAAGGCTTTTAAGTTTAGTTAGGGGGGATAATGAGTTCTGAAATATTCGAAGAAGATGATACATTAAAAGTTGAAGATGAAACGATCGAACCAAAGTCAAAAGAATTTAGAATTGAAGGTGAAGAAATCGAAGAGGAGCAAGTGGTTGCTCAAAATGATTTCTATGCAAATTTGGCTGAGGAACTTGAAGACAGCGTTCTTGCAAAAATTTCTTCGCAGCTAAGAGGCGATTACCAAAGAGATAAAGATTCAAGAAAAGAATGGGAAGATGGTTATACATCTGGATTAGATCTTTTAGGATTTAAATACACTCAACCCTCAAAACCGTTCAGAGGTGCTTCAGGCGTGACTCATCCTCTTTTGTCCGAGGCCGTTACTCAATTCAACGCACAAGCTTACAAAGAATTATTGCCTTCATCGGGCCCAGTAAAAACGGCAATTGTCGGTGTTCAAAATCCAGAAACCGAGGACCAAGCTTCACGGATCAAGGACTTCATGAATTATCAAATCACAGAGAAGATGGAAGAATATACAACAGACATGGATCAGTTGTTATTCTATTTACCGTTAGCAGGATCTGCATTTAAAAAAGTTTATTACGATGAACTGATGGAAAGAGCGGTTTCTAAATTTGTTCCTGCAGAAGATTTAATTGTTCCATATTACACAACCAATTTACAAGAGTGTGAAAGAATTACTCATACATTAAAAATGTCTGAGAATGATTTGTATAAGAAAATGGAATCTGGGTTTTACAGGGATGTAGATATTAAACCATCAACGAATTCACAAACGTCTATTCAAAAAAAGTATGATGAGTTAGAAGGTAAATCTCCTAATCAACAAGCCTACAATTATCAAGTTTTAGAAATGCATGTGGATTTAAATTTAGAAAAATTTGAAAATCCAAAAGATAATGAAAAGAAAGTTAAAGTGCCTTACATCGTAACGATTGATGAAGGCTCAGGAAAAGTTTTAAGTATATATAGAAATTATGATCCAGGTGATAAAACGTTTAAGCGTAAAGAGTATTTTGTACACTACAAGTTTTTACCAGGCTTAGGCTTTTACGGCTTTGGTTTAATTCATATGATTGGTGGTTTATCACGAACTGCAACTCAAGCATTAAGACAATTGCTTGATGCAGGAACACTTGCAAATTTACCTGCAGGATTTAAATCACGTGGAATTAGAATTAGAGATGATGATCAACCGTTTCAACCTGGTGAGTTTAGAGATGTTGATGCTCCTGGTGGTAACATCAGAGATCAGTTTCAAATTTTACCATTTAAAGAACCATCTCAAACTTTATATAGTTTATTAGGATTTGTTGTCCAAGCAGGTCAGCGTTTTGCAAACATTGCCGATATGGCAGTGGGAGAAGATGCACAGAACCGTGCTGTAGGAACAACCCTTGCTCTCTTAGAAAGAGGTTCACGTGTGATGAGTGCAATTCACAAACGTTGTTATTATTCTATGAGACAAGAGTTCAGGCTGCTCCATAATATTTTTGCTACGTATTTACCCCCAATTTACCCGTATCAAGTTTATGGGGCAGACAGAATGATTAAAGCTGCAGACTTTGATAATCGTGTCGATGTATTACCGATTGCAGATCCTAATACATTCTCAGTCGCACAAAGAGTAACTTTAGCAAATGAGCAATTGAAAATTGCAATGAGTGCACCTCAATTGCATGACGTTAGAGAAGCGTATCGTAGAGTGTATGAAGCATTAGGAACGGAAGCAATAGATAGTTTATTAAAACCTGTTGAACAACCGATTCCAAAAGATCCAGCGATTGAAAATATGGAAGCGATGCAATTGAAAGAATTAAAACCGTTTGCGACACAAGATCATGAAGCTCACATCGAAGCGCATGGAGCTTATATGAGATCAAGAATGGTACAAGTGAATCCACAAGTTTATGCAACTTTACAAGCGCATATTTCAGAACACATTTCACTCAAAGCAAATCAAGAAGTTGTAGAAGCGATGGCACAAGATCCTGCATTAGTTGAATTATCTGAAATGGATCCAGAAGCATGGACAGTACAATTTAATGCCATGGTTGCTAAACGTGTTGTTGAACTCACTGCAAGCTTAGTACAAATGGAAGGTGGTCAAACAGATCCTTTAGTTGCATTGAAAAACAGAGAGCTTGATTTAAAAGCAATGGATATGCAAAGAAAATCTCAAGAGTTTGAAACAGAAGAACAAAGAAAACAAAACGAAGTGATGATTGATACATCCATTGAACAAGCAAGATTAGATCAAGCGGCACTTGGTCAAAGAGAAAGAATACGAGTTGCAGAAGAGAAACTTGATATTGCAAGAATGAAAGAAATCAATAGAAATAACTAAAGGAGAAAAAGATGTTTAAGAAAATAAAAAATTTTATTTGTGAAATTGCATGTAGAATATTAGGAATTGTTCCTTGTGTATGTAATCATGAATGTGGTTGTAAAAAGAAAGCAAAGAAATAATGTCCGAAGACAAAAAACAAAAAGAAAAAAAACTTCCTGGTAAAAGATTTGGCCCACCTCCAGAGAGAGGACCTAATCCACAAGGAATTGATGCACCTATAAAATCTATTTTAGAAAAAGAAACCATTGAATATCTTGGTTTAAAAAAAGGAGGATGCCCACATCGTGAATCAGGAAAAAAATCAGACATTAAAGGATACTCACCCATTCAAATTACAGGAAAAAAATTTATCGGAGTACGATAAATTATCCGAAAAAGAAAAAATAATATTTCTTTCAGGTGTATTTGATGGTGAAGGCAGCTTTGGTTACTGGAGTCAGGGTCGAGGTAAGAAAAGACAACTTCAAGTTAAGGTCGAAACAACAGATTCAGACATGGTTGCACGCTTTCAAACGTTTTTTGGAGGCACATTTTTTGTTATTGAGAAAAGAAAAGATCATTTTAAGCATACATTCAGATGGAAAATCGTAGGTGAGCGTGCTTGGAAACCCTTAAAACTGATGATACCATATATGTGTCAAAGAAGGAGAGAAAAATTTTATGGCTTGGTTAAACCTATTGGGTATGGCAGTGAAGACTGGGGCTCACATTTACAAAAACAGACAAGAATCGAAGAGATTAATGTCAGATGCCCAGAGATTACACGCACAAAAAATGGCTGCGGGTGAAATTGAATATCAAACTCTCATAAAAACTGATCAACAAAACTCGTGGAAGGACGAATTCGTACTTTTGCTCGTTTCTGCTCCCGTATTATTGTTAATTTGGTCGGTTTTCTCAGACGATCCAGATATTAAAACTAAAATTGATCTTTTTTTCGAATATTTTAAAAATATGCCCATGTGGTTCCAAATTTTATTCATTTCAGTAGTCGGTGCTGTGTATGGAATTAAGGGAACTGAAATAATGCGTAAGAAGTAGTTGCTTTTTACAAAATAATCTTTATTACCTGCTTATGAAAACATTTTGGGAACTCGTGAGTCGTGTTGCGTGCTTCTTATCTAACTTATCATGGAAAAAACTCAATGGAATTAGACATAGAAACCGTAAGAGAAATTAAACGTCTCATCGATAAAAAAATAAACAACGTAAGTGAACAAATAATCTATGGAAGTATAGACAATTATGAGAAATTACAGTATTCTCGAGGACAAATTAGTTCACTTAACCAGCTAAAAGAGGATTTGAGTGAACTGCTCAGAGATGAAGAATGACAAAAACTGATATAAACATAGCGGACAAAGAAGATAGTTTCATTGTTCCAAAAACCAAAGAAGAAAAAGAAGAATATGTTTCTTCACTTCCAGAGCCCGTAGGCTATCGATTACTTATCAGACCTTTCGCAGGTAAAACCAGAACCAAAGGTGGAATTCTGTTAGCAGATTCAACCATTGAAACTATTCAAGCAACAACGGTTATTGGTTTAGTAATTAAAATGGGAAATCTTTGTTATAGAGACAAAGAAAAATTTCCCCTTGGCCCGTGGTGCAAGGAAGGTCAATTCGTCATGTATGGAAGATATGCAGGATCTCGTTTTAAAAATAAATGGGGTGAACATAGAATCTTAAATGATGATGAAATAATCGGTGTCGTTCAGAATCCTGAAGATATTGCAAAAATGTTTTAAGGAGGACAGATGGCAGAAGTTAAACAATCAAAAGTAGACATCGAAATCGATACAGATGATGTGAAGCAAGAAGAATTAACTGTTGAGGTTAAAGAATCTGCAAACAATGTAGAAAAGAAAGAAGATCCAAAGTTAAACTTTGGTGAAGTAGATTTAGGGTACACGGCTCACGGAACTTCTGAAGAAGAAGAGAAAAAAGATGAGAAACCTGAAATCAAAGTTGAAGAAAATAAGGTTGAGGATCTTAAACAGGATTTAATAACAGAAGCTAAAGAAATTGAAGGCGAAAAAGAAGAAATGCCTGAAAAAGATTTTGATAGCTTATATAAAAAATATAAATCTCAAAACAAAAGAATAGATAAACTTACTTTCAGACAAAAAGAAGCAGAAAGACAAAAACAAGCTGCTGAAGAATTGGCTGCAGGTATGAAAAAAAAGTTAGATGCTATTGAAAAACAATACAATGTTGAATCTGACAATTATCTAAAAGAATTTGATGCAAGAGTTGATGCTCAAAGAGAACAAGTTAAAAATAATTTAAAACTTGCTATTGAGAACAATGATACCGATGCCATTATGCAGGCAAACGATCAATTAACTCAATTAGCGGTTCAAAAAGAAAAAGCAAGAATTAGAGCTGAGGAAAGAAAAGCTGCTCTTGAAGCTGCAGAAGCAGCTAAAAAAGAGGAAGAAGAAAGAGCTAAACAACAATTTCAACAAGCTCAACAAGAACAACTTACTCCGTCTGAAAAAGCGATGGCTTTTAAAGATAAACATAAATCTTGGTTTGGTTATGAAAAAGATCCTGCGTTAACTGCATATGCTGTTGCGCTAGACGGTCAGATACGCCAAGAGGGTATTGAAGTTGACTCAGACGAATACTATAATGAGATAGAGAAAAGGTTAGAACCTATTTTGACAGCGAAAGGCTTTGCAAAGCCTGCTGAAGCTGTTGAAGCTACGCAGAAAGCAAAACCTGTTCAGACCGTTGCTTCTGCTGGAAGAAAAGAGGTCGGACGCAAAACTGTGACACTCACCAAATCACAGGTAGCAATAGCTAAACGATTAGGTGTGCCACTTGAAGAGTACGTTAAATA